ATTAGAAAAACTAGCACCACCTCCACCACCAGAGTTAGTTCCACCAGCTCCACCATTTCCAGGACCTGAAGCAGCTGAACCTGCATTAATTGCTGATCCACCACCAGCTCCAGCACTATCAGTAGGAACAGATCCACCTCCACCTCCGCCACCAATTCCACCAGCTCCACCAGTGTTAGCGTGAGATCCACCACCACCGCCACCGCCCCAGTAGTAGTTATTACCATCAATATTATTTTGTTTTCCAGCGCCTCCTGCACCAGCGTTTCCACCAGTTCCACCAGCACCATTTCCACCAACTGCTGCGGCACCACCTCCGCCACCACCTCCAGATTGGTGACCTGCTCCTGATCCACCATCGAAACCTTGAACGGGTGATGCGGGTGAAGATTGAGCGGGAGTATTTCCTGACCCTCCTGCTGCTATTGGGGGAGCTTGAGTCCCAGGTCCACTAGCAGATCCACCACCACCGCCTGATCCACCACTAGCACCAGCTACTCCACAACCACCATCATAACCTCCACCGCCACCACCACCGTTTGAAGTGATTGTACTCCAAGTAGAATTAGAACCTGATGTTGCTGTCCCACCTGCACTAGGAGCAGCAGATTGTCCAGCGCCACCCCCACCAACTGTAATTGGATAAGCTTGTGCTGTAACTGTTTCTGTGCCTGCGTTACCATTAGGACTTGGAAAAGATCCTCTAAAACCTCCTGCACCTCCTCCACCAGAGTGTTGAGTGGCTCCGCCACCTCCACCAGCGACTACTAAATAATCTATTTTGTTAGAACCTGCTGCATTACCAGCATTACTTACAGTGAAAGTTCCTGGTCCTGTGAATGTATGAACTTTAAAATTTGTACAAACAGTGGCTGTTGTGTTTCCACCAGAAGCTGCAACAAAAGCTGGAGTTAATCCTGTTTCTGTGTCCTCTGCATTTTGAACATTAATCCAACCTTCAGTTCCATCCACATAAACTAAAGTAATAGCCTGACCATTAACATTTAATATTGCATCATCCGCTACACCACCTATTTTTTCAGAACCATTTGGACTAATTGTTAAATTATTTGTATTAAAAGTTCTTGTATAATCTGAAAGAGCTACAATTGCACCCGCTGATCCAGCAGGTAGGTTTACTGTAAAACCACCAGATGTTGTATTACAAAAATATCCTTCGCCACTTGCTGCTGTAAATGTGCTTGTTTTAATACTAGATGTTTGCCAATCTACTGCACCTGTTCTACCAAAACCTGTCTGTGTTCCATTGTTTGTAATTGTTACACCACTAGGAATTGTGAATGTGTCTCCACTATCCCCTAATGTAGTTGTACCACACGCTGTTCTTGGACTAATTTTATTTACTTTTATTTCACTCATATTACCTATTGAAATTTGTACCTTAATATTACTATTCCTGATCCACCGTTTCCAGCATCAGAACCATTATTACCAGAACCAGCTCCGCCACCACCAGAATTATCTCCACCATTACCACCTGTTTTATTTGAAGATGGACTAGTGTTAGAACCATTTCCTCCAGCATTAATTGCTGATCCTCCACCGGTTCCAGCAGTACCACTACAAGAACCGCCGCCACCACCACCGCCAATTCCACCAGCTCCACCTAAATAATCGTGAGATCCACCACCGCCACCACCACTCCAGTAGTAGTTATTACCATCAATATTGTTTTGTTTTCCAGCACCTCCTGCACCAGCAGTATTTGTTGGAGATGTACCAGCGTTAGCTCCAACTGCTGCAGCACCGCCACCACCGCCGCCTCCATAATTGTGACCAGTTCCAAATCCGCCAGCGTGACCTTGAACGGGGGATGCGGGCGAAGATTGAGGAGGAGTATTTCCTGCTCCTCCTGATCCTTGTTCACTAGTTGTGCCACCTGGAGCCCCAGATGCACCGCCGCCGCCTGATCCACCACTAGCACCAGCAACAAAAGGACCTGAACCATTGTAGCCTCCACCGCCACCACCACCAGCTGAAGTAATTGAATTCCAAGTTGAATTAACACCTGGCGTTGCTGTTGTATTTACGTTAGGGCCAGTAGGAGTTTTTGCTCCTCCACCCCCAACTGTTACTGGATAACCTTGAACTGAAACTGGTGTTGTACCTGCGTTACCATTAGGGCTTGGAAAAGATCCTCTAAAACCTCCTGCACCTCCACCACCAGAGTGTTGAGTAGCTCCGCCACCACCGCCGGCAACTATTAAATAATCTACTTTGTTAGATCCTGCAGAATTTCCTGCAGAAGATACACAAAATGTACCTGGACCTGTAAATGTATGAACTTTAAAATTTGTATCAACGGTTGCAGTTGTGTTTCCTCCTGTTGCTGCTACAAATTGTGCTCCTACTACTGAATCATCTACGTTTTGAACATTAATCCAACCTTTTGTTGAATCTACATATATAAAAGTTGCAGCTTGACCATCATTCGCTAACACTGCATCAGTTGCTATACCACCAATTTTTTCTGAACCATTTGGACTTATTGTAAAATTATATGTTCCAAAATTTCTTGCATAATCAGAAAAAGCTACAATAGCTCCTGCTGATCCAGCAGGTAAATTTGCTGTTAGAGCACTTCCAGAATTTATAAAATATCCTTCACCATTTACTGCGGTAAATGTAGCAGTCTTTGGTGTTGTTACCCAATCTACAGTTCCTGTTCTACCAAAACCTGTTTGCGATGCACCTGATGCAAGAGTAATGGTATCGCCACTTGCACCTAAAGTTATTGTGTTAGAGCTTTCATTAATGATGTTAGCACCGCATTGGTTTTGTATGTTGTTTACTTTAATTGTACTTGTCATAATTATTGATATTTATACCTTATTACAACTATACCTGATCCGCCTGCTCCACCAGTAGCATCTGTTGGTGATCCACCAGCGCCACCTCCTCCTCCAGTGTTAGCTGTTCCTGCACCTCCTGTGCCACCAGGCGAAGTTCCTGATCCACCACCACCTGATCCTCCTGAACCATCTGTACTACTAGAAGAAGCCCCACCTCCTCCTCCAGCTCTAGCAACTGGTGATAATGTTATAGATGATGTTACACCTGCACCTCCATTACCTCCAGCACCTGGAGAAGCATTAGAACCAACTGCTCCAGCACCGCCTCCTCCACCACCAGAATATTGTGGACCTGCAGAACCTTGTCCACCATTATTTCCTTGTGATGGACTTACAGGAGGCTCATTTCCTTTACCACCTAAATGATTAAAAAAACCACCTCCACCTCCAGATCCACCTTGTCCACCATTATATGTGCTTGTTGATGTTGAGCCATCTGAAATTGTAGTTGGTGGTCTAACTTCTCCAGGACTGTTATTCATTCCACCATCGCCACCTCCTACAGATGTTATTGTGCTAAAAATCGAATTTGAACCAAATCCATTTACATAAGCTCCTGGTCCTTTTCCTGTTCCACCTCCGCCGACTGTAATTGGATAACCTGTTACTGAAATAGGTAAAGAAGTTGAACTTGCTAATGGACTAGCTGCATAACTACCAGATGTAGTTGAACAATGAGATTCTCTATAACCTCCTGCTCCACCTCCTGCTCCACCTCCGCCAGGGTTAGTAGAACCACCAGCACCACCTCCTCCAGCTACTACTACATAATCTACTTTTGCTACTGGACCTGCACCCGCTGAAACACAAAAAGTACCTGGTCCTGTGAATGTATGAATTTTAAAATCTCCGCAAGTTGTAACGGTTCCACCTGTTGCTGAAATAAATACATTTTTTTCTGAAGAACCAACATTTTCATTAACAGGTACCCAACCTTGTGTTGCATCAACATAAACTACTGTTAATGTATTTCTATCTCCAGAAATTTCACCATCATTAGCAGCTCCTTCAAAGTTAGAACCATTTCTTGCTAAAAAAATACTATTAGTTCCAGCTGTTCCTGCATAATCTGCTACTGCTACTATATCACCTGATGATGGTGAAGCTGGAAGTGTAACTGTGATTGCACCTGAAGTGGTATCTACGAAATAACCCTCACCATTTGCTGCTGTGAAAGTCGCTGTTTTAATAGATCCAGTTTGCCAATCAACGGTCCCTGTTCTACCAAAACCAGATTGACTAGCACCACTTCCTAAAGTTACTGTATCACCAGATTCACCTAGTGTTAAAGTAGTTCCGCATTGTGGTGCAACTGTATTTACCTCTATTTTACTCATTAAACTATTACCAACGTTCCTGTTACTGTTATAGTTGCAGGAATAGTTATTGGTCCTGCTAGTACAGCGCTTTCTATAGTTTGTGTACCATCAATCGTTGCCGCTTGATTGGGTATAAATTCATTCGGTCCTGTTTGGCCTCCAATATATTGGATACCATTTATTATTGCAGTCATAATTCCTCCTACGAACTAATTGTATCGATGTACGAAAGAACCACGTCTAAACTACTTGCTGTATCAGAGACGGCTTCTAACGTATCACCACTAGCTAAAACAATTTTTGCTCCACCTTGAATTAATTCAATTGCAGAGTTTGGTGGAATAACTACTCCTTTTGCTAAAAAGTAATCAGCTCCGCCTTTTGCAATCTTAACATCAATTGCAATAGTTGATGTTAAAATATTACAACATCTAATACCAATAACTGCATCATAGTTTCCACCCGCTAACAGTGTAGTATCTGATGTTCCAATTGTTCTAACTAATACGTTTCTAAAATCTTGTGCCATATTTATTTCCTATAATGCAACCGCCATTGCTAATGCAAAACCATTGCTTGCTGCTCCTACCGGATTACCTGTAGCATCTAAATAAACAGATTTACTTGCAGGTAAAGTACAGAACACATCTTTTGTACCTGAACTAAAATCTACAGCTGAGTCTGAATTAGAACTGGAGATAACTTGAGTTCTAGCTAAGTTAGCACTTGATCCATCTAATGTACCACGTCCTACCTCAAACTCACTAGTACCTTGATTAAAGATACAATAATAAGTTTCATTGTTGTTTCCTATTCCTGCTGCAAAAGTTTCAAAACCAGTTGCCGCTGAACCAAGTGCGAACGCACCTGTGCCAGTAGTTGTGCTTGTTACTTTTACTCTGTCATTTATTACTAAAGCCATTTATTCTCCTATGCCATACTTATAATTGCATTGGCTGGTGTTGCTGGATCTGGGAAGGTAATTTTAAACGTGCCATTAGTTGCAGTTTTATTTCCTCCAAAATCTAAAACAACGCAAAGTTTATCACTGTTAGTACTATTATAAATAGCTGCAAAGGCTGCTGTAAAAGTTGCTGATGACCAAGTTGCATCTGCAAAGTCTACTGAAGCAACTGCTGTCGAAGCAGCAACAGCTTGTGAACCTAAAGTTTCTCCACCTGTTGTGTAGTTACTTCCTCCAGAAGAACTAACTTCGCTAGTTCCTACTTTAACCGTGCTTGATGTTGTATACGGATTTGCTGTGTACAACGCTATTTTAAATGTGTTACCACCAGAAGAAAAATTATGCGTTCCCGAAAAGAGTTCTCCTCTAAATGCGAATGGTATTACGTTTGCCATATTTTTTTATCTCCTTTAATAACTTGATGGTGATTCAGATTTGATAGGAAGACGAATAACACCATCATTGTATTCGTTTCTGCGTCTACGACCAATTTGTTCGGTAGCATACGTTTCTAAAGCTTCTTTATAAGCCGCTTGATAGTATTGTAACATATCCTGCGGTCCTTTCAAGTATGCATATGCATTTACTAGGCAAGCATACAAAAGTAAATCTTGGT